CGTCACAGCCGAGATTCGGAAGTAGGTAATTGTTTATACACTTAGTTCAATGGGCTCTGACCTTTCCCAACCTACGTCGACATCGTTGTTTCCAACTACCTCTCGCTTCGTTCCTATTGCTAAAGAGTTTTTATGAACTGTGTTGTGTTTTTCGATTGCTAACAGTCAACCTACGTCAATCCTGCCGTCCTACTACCGGGCGCGGCTCAACGTGTACGAGTGTGATTTTCACGTCACCCTTTACTCAGCGGTATTATAAACTGGCCCGCCAACCTTATGTGTTAGATTGTTTTGCCTTGATGTTTTGTTCTAGCAATGCCTGTTTGAGTTTGTCTGATCCGCCTACTCTAACATTAATGATACCATTATAGTAATCATCAGTTTCAAGTACACGCCTATCAAACTGTTCTCTTGCCTCTATGTAGGACATTTCGCCTCTACCTTTACATAGGTATAATATTTCTCTTGTAAACTTTTCTTCGCCTAGTGCGGCTACGTCTGCATTTAGTCTATCACTGGATCCCCAGTAATCACGCCAATCGCTTTCTTTAGTGCCGCGTCTTTTATTTTTCTTGCCTTTGAGTGGTGGCTTAGTAGTTTTAAATTTTGCTAGTTTTTTACCTATATATTTTTGGCCTGTAGTGGTATTAGTAATAAGATAAACAAAGCCTTCAAACTCATCTGGTATTTTGTCTATTGTTTTTCCTTTATAAGTCCACTGCATGAACTTACTTACCTGTGCCTATTACTTTTTTGCCTCTGTTTTGGTTTTGAACTTTTCGTGTATCTCATCACCTCTAATTTTGCTTAGTCTACGTATTTCTCTAAGCCATTTCCGGCTTGCTCGGTGTGTTCTAAAGCTCAGCCTCTTTTCAAAGTTTTCGTTTGCTTTGAAATATTCTAAATAGGCTTTTACTAATTGATCATGTATGTCATCATCAATCATAGTACATTGCCTTTAGTGTAATCGGATTAGTACCAGTAGCATGAGCTGCTAATTTTGTATGACAGTCGCCGCCAATACCTTTTAAAAATGCACGTTCAACTTGAGCTTGTGCAAATGTAGTTGCATGATTAACTTTCTTAACAATGTCTATAACTTCTTGATTGTCTTTTCTAGTTTGTAATGCAATAACACCTTGACCAACAGCTGGTATAGTAGGCACTCGCAACCAAGTACGTCTAATATCTAATGCTTGTAGACCTGCTTCGGCTAAGATTATTGCATCATATTCTTTGTTGTCAAGTTTTTCAAGTCTGGTATCAATATTACCGCGTATGGGTTTAATTTTTATATCTAAGTTTTTATATAATTCTTTTAGTTGTGCAATACGCCTTGGACTACTAGTACCAATTGTACATCCGTATCCTACACTTCCAATTAAGACATCGTGTGGACTATTGCGTTTTAGCATTGCTGTAATAGACAAGTCCGGATGTTCTTCACCAGGCATGTCTTTCAAACTGTGTACAGCAACATCAATGTCGCCTTCTAGTAGTTTTGTTTCTATTGTGCTACAAAACACACCCTTGCCACCAATTTCATAAATTGGTACATTAGGATTTAAATCTCCGTCAGTTTTAATAGTTATAATTTCGGTATCACAAGAAAGTTCTTTGCAGGCTCTTTCAGCATATGCAAGTGCTAGTTTACTTCCTCGTACTCCAATTTTTAGTTTCATTCTACAATGTCAATATCATTTTCGTATGATGTAAAGCCGTTTTCTTTTACAACTCTCATCACATAATTGACCCTTCCTATTAGTTCGTCCTTATGTGAAATAAGGAACACATTTTTATCACCAGCTCGGCCCATCTTTTTAAGAACAGCTAACGAACCTTCTACGCCTGCAGTGTCCATACCACTATCAATAAGCTCATCAATAAACAGCAAGTTAATTTTTTGATATAAACTTTCCCAAACATCTCTAAACGCAAAGCTCATACCTAAGATAAGTCTGTTACGTTCACCTCTTGATAGATTATCAAAGTCTAAATCTTGACCAAGCTGTGTAATTTCAACAGTTAAATCATTTTGGAATATAACACTATGCGGTAATCCTAGTTTATCTAAGTAATATGTAAGTCTATTGTTTAGATATGCTAAGTTTTGATCAATAATTTTTTTACGGATAAAACTATCTTTGTTTGTTAGTAGTTTTAATAAAAAGTCTTGATGTTCTTTAAATGTTGTAAGTTCATTAACCGGTGTCCAATCAATTTCTTGTATTGCACTATTGTTCAATTCATCTATTTGTGCTTGGTAAGGATCAGCTTCGTTTTGTTTTGCGCTAAGTGCAGTTTTTAAACTATCAACGTTTTGTCTATGCTCGTATGCTTCTTTGGCAGTTTCATAAAATACACTTGGCTTTCCGTTGATGTCACCGATATTATCAAGCGCCTTTAATACATCGGCAAGTTTGTTTGCAATTTCGTTTTGATAAGAGTTTGCATCATCAAATTCTTTTGTTTTACGCTCTGCAATTTCTGCTTTTTTATCTTCATGTAGCTCCTGACCACATGTATAACACACTGCATCTTCTAATTCTGCGATATCTTTAACAGCCTTTTCAACACTTTTGTCTGCACGTTGTAGTGCTGGTTCTAAAGTACTAAGTTCTTTTTTAAGAGCCGAAATAGCATTGTTATGTTCAGTCCAATTTGATAACTTATCATGCGAATCTAATTCTGCATCAATGTCTAAATGCTCTAATTCGTTGATTGCAGATGCTAATTTATTTACATCTTGTTGTTTTTTAGCAAGCCATGCTCGTTGTGTGCCTTGTAGACTACTAATAGTACTTTCAATTTTACTATTTGCAGTTTGCATTGCTTCAATTTTTAATGTTTCGGTAGTGATAGACTCTTTAGTGATGCGTGTTTGCTCTTTTAGTGCATCAGCTTTCTCACTTAGGATAGTAATACCAAGTAACTGTTCAATAATAGCACGTTGATCGTTTTGTCTCATGCTGAGAAACGGCTCAGTGTAAGTGTTTAGTGCAACAATGTGCTTAAACATATCATGACTCATGTCAAGCAAGCCGTCAATGTCCTTTTGTGTTTGTCGACTGTCGCCTTGTGACTCATCTACTAGTTCTTGTTCTTGGTCATTAACAAAAAACTTTAGTACATTAGGAGATCTTCCACGTTCGATTCTATAATCTACATTGTTTTTTTCAAAATGTAGTGTAACTAACATGCCTTTGCTGTTAGTTTTATTAATTAAATTGTTTGCTCTAATATTTGTAAGTGCTTTTCCGTATAATGCATAGCTAAGTGCATTAATAATAGTAGTTTTACCTGTACCATTACGTGATCCGCTGTCGTCTCCACCTTGATCTAAGTTTTCTCCAAGCACAAGTGTTAAGTTTTCTCTGTTAAAGTCAACAGCTTGGGTTTGATTACCCACACTCATAAAATTTTTGACGGTTAAATCTTTAATTTGTATCATAGTTCGTTATAAATATCCATTAGCATCTTTTTATTAAAGTTGTCTGAGTCAATTGCATTGATTTCACCTGCAACAATTTGATCAACGCTTTCAAATTGTTGAATATCTAGTTCGGTTGATATTTCTTCGAGTTGTTTTTGTGGTATAAGACTAATTTCTCTACAACCAAAGTTATTAATAAAGGTTTCTTTAATAAAACTAGCTTCTTCGTAGCTAATAGGTAAGTCTAAGTTTACCCGTAAGTACATATTTGGCTTAATTAGTGTTGCTTGTTCGTCAATTAGTTGGCTTAGTTTAACTGTTCTGTACTTAGGACAGTCTGGCCAGTTAATATATACAGGTTCTGCATTGTTTTCTCTGTCAAGTATCATCATACCACGGTTGTCATCCCATGCATCAGCATAGTTATGCGGAAACGCATTACCTAAGTAATGTATTTTACCTTGTTTTTGTCTTTTGTGAAAGTGTCCAGAGAACACATACTCTTGATGTTCAAAGTGTTCAGCTTTTAGTTCGCCGTGATCGGGCATTTGTACCATTGCGTTCATATAGAAACTAGGTAATTCAAAATGACCAAACATGTATTTGCTTTTTATACTTTTAATTGTTCGCCATTCATCACCTACTAACCACGGAACAAGAGCAACATCATCTTCAATGTATACTTCGTCAATAAATGTAATACCGGGAATGTGTTTTGCAAATGCTGTACTATTAACATCACGTTTGTCTTTGTAATACAAGTCGTGATTGCCGTCAAAAAAGTAAAACTTCTCAAAAGATTTGCCTAACTTTTCCATACAGCGTATTGTTGCATCCATTGTTGTTAGGTTAAGTGAATTTCTGTTGTGATGCCAGTCACCGCAGAAGATACCGGTTTCGCAACCAGCAGCTTTTGCTTGATCTATGTACCAATCAACAAAATTTTCACAATCTTGGTTATGTACTTTGCTATTGCCCTTAAGGCCAAAGTGTATATCTGTAAAAACAGCCGCTTTTTTAAACAATTTTATATCTCTCTATAGTCATACTGCTAGTATTATACGTTCAAATAATATAAAAGTCAACTAATTATTTTTTACTTTGTAAAGTAGCTTCTCTTTTCTGTTCAGCTTCCCATTGTCCTTGATTTTGTCTTGTAAAACTAGGGTTCATATCGTTCATTTCGAGGATATCGTCTCTAATGTTTTGATTACGTTTTTCAATGTTAATAACTCTAACAAAACTGTTAGTTACAGCCGCAGTATAGTAAGCAAATGGATTAGCAGACTTGGATTCGTCGAATTGTAGTCCTATTTGTGCTAACTGTAGTATTGCTTGGCCACGCATTTCGTCATTATAGGTGTATCCACGTACATTACCGCGTGTTGCATAGCGATCACACAATTTCATCCACATTAAAGCAAGTTTGTTAGTTGCTTTGCCGTGATCTTTGCTAAAACATCCGTTTTCCATGCCGCCTTCCCAATGACTTTTGCCTATACATACTAATTCTCCGTCATCATTAAATTTATAATGCTGAAAGGGCGGAAAATTAAGTTTTACTTTGTGATCTGCAACTGTTTTGGGTGTCTTTTTTCTTCCAGGCTCGTCTGGTATGTGATCAAACATCATAATTCTAAAAATTAATTCTTCTTTTGTAATCTTTTTATAGTCAACTTCAAATTCTGCTTGTTTTACTTTTTTTCCGGCTAATTTAGCAGCATCAAATGCTGTTACTTGTAGTCTTTTTGCTTTATTGCGTTTTGCTTCAGCTACAGTCCTTATATTAATCTTATCAACACTAGGCAAGATTATGTCGTATTGTGCATACGTAGGATCAACGTAGCTACAAAACGTAGACTTTGACTTGTGGATTTCTTTTAAGATATCCTTATTGTTTAAATAGTTTACTCTTTTCATATTTTCTCCATTTGTAGTTACATTATAATATACTCTGTTAATAAAGTCAACTAAATAATAGTATTAGTAATATTAGGAGACTTTATATATGTCAAATCTAGATGCATTTGGTGGACCAGGAGCACCCGTAGGACAACAAAATCCAAATGCAGGTTCTCAAAATCAAAATTCAAAGGCACCTTCTAAAACATTAGCCAACAAAGTAGGAAGTGAAACTATCGGTGTTGGTGCTAGTATTTTAAAAAATGGTGTCAAACAAACTATAGAAGATATTGCTTCAGGTGGCGTTGGCGGAATAATGAGTGCTATCAGAGGATTTGGTATACCTGTAGACGGACTATCTGGGATCTTTGGTGGTGGCAGTACCGCTAGTTGGTCTAGAGATGATACTGGTGATTGGCGTATGCGTTTAAGTATCCCAGTTGGCATGTCTTTAGATGGTGTACTCCAAGCTCAATTAAATGAAACACAAGGTATGATTTTTCCTTATACTCCTAGTATTATATTCCAACATTCTGCACAATATAGTATGATGAAACCTACACATAGTAATTATCCTTTTCCAATATACCAAAGTAGTCAACCTGATGCATTACAAATTTCAGGCGAATTTTATGTAGAAAGTGCTGCTGAAGGATTGTATTGGGCGGCGGCCGTACAATATTTACGTTCAGTTACAAAAATGGCATATGGTTCAACAAGTAA